CTCGTCGCTCGTTCTTTGCAGCTTGCTTTTGACTTGCGACTCTAGAGAACATTCCTCGTTCTCCGGAGCGGGACTCGTATAAACTTTTCCACTCATTTAAAAACGCCTCAAAGTCTGGCTTCTCTGTATAACATGCGCTGTTGTTGGCTAGTCCCCGTTGAGGATTATCTTGCCACCATTGGCCTGACTTGCATCGTCGGAGTCTATCGTCAGTGAGGTTAGACAGACTGATGAGAGCGGACCTGCGTACACCTCCGACAACGACGATCTGTGCAATCTTACAGCAGATATCGTGGCACTCAATGGAGCTAAGTTTACGTCCAGCAGCTTCCCGAAAGACGCTGACTGTGAAGTTGAACAAATCGACAAGAGGTTCTGGACCAGATGCTCTACCTCCGAAGGTCTTAAGGGTTGCCCCTGCAAGTCGTACTCCAGACACGTCCCATTTCGGAAGTTGGCCTGAATACAACAAGCTAACAAGTTCCCGGTAAGCTTTAGCCCATCCAATTTTGCTGTCGGCGACATGTATAACTGTATCGGTATCATGGAATTCCTCTGCTACTTCTGGTAATTTTGTTACGTACTGACGCTCCACACTAAAGCCCACACCAGTGCCACACATAAGGACGTACATCATCTCGTCAAATGCTTTAGGGTGGTCGATAGGCATGTAGGAGCAGTTAAACCCAGCTACATTATCACGGTCCAATGCTTCTCCAGCAGTCATCAACGCTCTCATGCTAGGCATAACACCCATGTCATGAATGTCTGCAAAGATACCGTTAGCCTGCTCTAGTGTTAGCTTACCCTTCTCAATCCAGAAGCTTAAGTAACGGTCAATTGTTTCTTCCCAAGTCTCACGACGTTGCTCCTCTGGTAGGTAACGAGCGTAGCGTGACTTGTGAATGTATTGTTGATATGCGTCCATTAATTTAGTTCCTTAATTAGTCGTTCGATGTACCAGCGACACTTCCGTAGGTCCTCTACTGGTTTACCTTTGTAGTCATAGCGCCAGAGGTACTTTAGTGCGTTACCCTTGAGATAACCGTTGAACTCATGTTCAGGCATGGACGCTTTGATTGCTTCGATAGCTTCGATTGCTCCTTTGTTGTAGTGGTCAGGTTGCTCCACAGGATCTACCTTCTTCGTCTTCTTCAGTATAGAAATCCCGTCCCACTCTGCAGGAGTCGCATCGTCAATACTCATTTTCTTCCTCCTCTAGCTCTTGTTCAAACACATCTAGTCTGTTGATTAGCTTGTCCTCAAACCTGTCCAGCATTTCTTCTGAGGTTATCTGTAGGGCCTCCAGCAGGTCATCTGGGTCAAAGGTTTTCAAGAGGCGTTCCTTAACTTCCTCTAGTGTTAGCGACATGTTCAATCAACTCCTGTAGTGTCTCTATAGTATACCATAAAATTCCCTCTTTGTCACACCATTCTGACATAGTCATCTTAGCTCCCTTCCGAATCTTCTTGTTCGGTTGCATGAGAACAAAGATTAACTCTTGTCCTTCGGGGAGTGAGTCCCTGATGCTCGTATATTTTTTCGTATCTCCGTCTCTGAAATATCCTTTGCATTCAACAAGAGATAAACCGCTGCTATCGACAAAATCAGGACGATAAGACCTAGAAATAGTGTAGGGGATAGTGAAAGGCTCATAGTCAAACTCCTTTAGTACTTTGCTGACATCGTCTTCAAACGTGCTACGAAATCGTGATTTCTTGGACTTTCGGCTCATTATGCACCTCTGTTAAATAACGGGGACCTGAGGAATAGGCGAAGGCGCGAATGGTAGGCCAACAAACCTTTTTGTAGGAGCAGTAGGAGCATCCGACGGCGAGTTTTTGGTTCCCACTCTTTCCATCGTCGATAGTGCCGTAGCATACGTCGGGCGGGGTTGGATGCTCCACTAGCTTTTTTACGTGTTCAATGCGCTCCTTGATGTCGTAACTTATGAGGTCATAGACAGGGGCCTGAGTGTCCTCCTCGTCGTACATGAGGTACGTGAGGTGCCCGTTCTGTTTGTCCATTGCTAACCATCCAAATTTAGTAGCACCTTCTGAATACGCGTATCCTTTAATTTGAGCCACGTATCCAAATGGGTCGTCATAAGCCAGTGTACCGTCTTTGAATTTCCTAAACCCATAAGTTGAAGTGCTTTTAACGTCAGTAACAATGCCGTTGATTTTACAGTCCATCGAACCTGTAATACCGTTAACCTCACACTTCTTTTGTTCATCCGTTACCTCATGACCTGCGGCTCTCGTTAAGAACAGTAGCATCTCCTCAATTAGGTGACCGTAGAGGAACTTGACATCAGTGTGGCCTTGGATCTCATCGGACTTTTCTACGTCGTTGTAGACGTTCCACAAGTAGCGGTCCTCACGTCCAATGTTGGACATGCGTAGCTTACGTCCGTCACGCTTACGTCCACCAAACTCGTTACGCATGAGGTCCTTGACGTTCTCCCCGAAGAGATCAATAGCAGACTCTAGGTCCACGCCTTCTGCTACTTCTTTCGTCTCCATCAGTTTGTAGATGTCAGACACTAGTGTGTACACGCTCTTCATACGTTAGCCTCAGTGAGTTTCTGCCCACGTTGTTCCAATTTGGAATTCTCCGTCAAGGGGACATCTGAGGTTAAAGTGAACCCCTGCCGCCTTGAGGCATTCGACTGCAAGCCAACCGTACTTCTCTGCTTGGTCTGCAACCACCTCCGATTGTACCTCATCATGTATGTTTCCTATAAAGTTGTAGTCTAGTTTCCACTGCGTTGCGTAGTCGTCCAGTATGACTAGGGCCTTCTTCATTACGATGGCTCCTGCCGCCTGTAACAGGGTGTTCAATGCAGCATGTTCAGATCTAACTCTAAGTCTTCGACCGTCAAGTCCTGTGAGATAGCCTCTCCCAGAAGCTCTAGCAACGCGTTCTCGTAGACTTTCAAGAGCAGGTGTATTTGATAGAAATCGTCGCTTAAGATGTGCGCCGTCTTTTGCGCTTCCACCAACGATAGTTCCGATCTTTGCATCTCCTGCTCCGTAGAGGAAAGCGTAGATGAAAGTCTTAGCTTGAGGTCTTGTTTCAAGCCCTGCAGCCATTTGGTTTCTGGTGTGGATGTCTTCGGTGAGGAGGACATTAGTAAACTCCTTATCGTCCATGTAATGTGCCAACATTCGTAGCTCAAGGCCACTAGCGTCGAAACCTACTAGCTTCTTCCCTTCAGGTACAGTCCAGCAGGAGCGACACTCGTGCCCATACGGGCTGTAGCTTGCTGGGACTTGGGCCATGTTGGGACTCTGGTGGGTCATGCGTCCAGTGACTGCGCCGTTGCTAATGACACGACCATGAACTCTACCGTCTTCCTGCATGTGTTCTAACCATGAGTGGACCTGTGCGTATCTCTTTTGTAGCATCAAGTACTCACTAACGGAGCGAGCCTCTGGCAGGTCAATGGTGTCTAGTACAGCCTCATCAACGATGGGGTTGCCTTTCTCCGTAACTTTGTCAAAGACCACACCAAGCGTCGATAACCTACGCGCAATCTGTTGTCTAGATCCGACATTGAAGATCTCAACTTTGTCCTTGAGACGCTTACCAGTTTTCTCAGACCACCTCTCATGTACAATCGGAGGAAACTTCTCTTGTAGTTCCTCTTCAATTTCATTCATTCTCTCCTTAAATGTTGCTAATAATTCACGCGCCAGTTGCTGGTCCAAGACCCAACCGTTGCGCTCCTGTTGCTGGACTATGTACTGCACCTTGTGTTCCAGCTCAATACACTCAGGGTCAAACCCAGACATGTCTCTGGTCAGACTCTTATGCACTGCTTCTGTGACTGCTACGTCCTGTATGCAGTAGTCGATCATCTCCTCAGACAACCTAGACCAATCACTGTGGTCACCCTTTGGGAAGCCCAATGTCTCACCCCATGACCGCAGAGAGTGTCCACCCTGTCTGCTAGGGTCAAACAGGCGTGACAACACCAGTGTGTCCACTATGCGCTCAGGGGCCACAGAGATCCCCCAGAGACGTTCTAGCACTGGGAGGTCATAACCTATCAGGTTGTGCCCACAAACGCTCACAGAGCCTTCTAGGGCCTTTCTGAGCGACCTTTGGTCTAGGTGTACCTCAGTTTCTCCGTTTTCCCGTGTTACAACGCACCAAATGGTGTCGGGAGTCAGGCCGTTGGCTTCCAAGTCAAGGTAGATCAAAAGTCATCCCCTATGTGTGGATTGGCTACTTCAGACAGTCTACCCGTGGTACGGTCATAGGCCAACCAACAGGCAGGTCCGGTTTCTCCGGTGTACCGATTCTTGAGAACTCGAACTGTGGTTGTATTACGTACGTCCTCGTTCTCGTGTTGCTGATCCCGTTCCATGCCAATGACTATGTCAGACAACTGAGCGATAGCCTGAGACCCTCTAAGTTCACCCAAGCTGATCTGAGCACCGTCCTCGTGTGCCTTACCTTGGGATCGTCTTAGGTGTGAGACTAGGAACAGACAAATGCCCGTCTCTGCCACCAAGGTCCGTAGCTTGGTCATGATCTCGTCTATGGCTTTTCTTTCGTCTCCTGACTCTTGGGAAGACACGACGATTGACAAGTGGTCCAATATGACGTACCGGCAGTCAAGCGCTTTTGCCATATAGCGAACACGGGCGAGGAGGTTATCTGCTGAAGTTGACCCCCAATGGTCGAATAGGTAGTAACGTCCTGTTCCCAGTGTGCTCTCCCAAAACGGTCGTAGTTGGTCCACAGGCGTGTCCTCTTCCAAGTGTAGGGGCCTGTTTGCCGCCACCG